GCCCCGTGAGGGGCGCTGGTGCAGAAGCGCACCCGGCTTAACCGGATTCGCTGGAGCACCCTAAAGGTTAAGTCCTTCCTTTATTAGGGAGATGATCTAACCTACGTCACTAGGAGTACCGGTTTGACCGGGTTCCTAGGTCTCAGGGTGGAAAGTGAATTAAAGCAAAACGTTGTGTGGAAGGCCGTTGGCGAGCCAGCGTCATCGGGTAAGCAACATCCAGATATAAGAACTGGAGCCCTGTCCCCGCAACGTCGGAATCGGTAATGCCGCTCATGCGAAAGTTGGGCCTCGTCTTCCTCAAGGTGGAGGTCCCTAGGGCAGGGACCTAACAGAGTCTAGGGTAGACTCACACATCCTCTCAGGAAGAAGGTCGAGGTACTCCCTCTGCATGTTTACATGTATGAGTGAATAACCTCAGCGTTCCCAGTACGTCCCCCAACGGGGTGCCTGCGGCCGCGTAAGTCAGAAATGATGAAGCGAAACCGGAGTCGTCACTGGTTCCCTAACTCCAGACAAAACCATCATGAAAAAATCACAACAGTTTTATCCTTTTTTACAGGAGTTATGGTCACCACGGGCGTGGCAACTCGGTCTAAAATCCGAGTCGTGGTTAGTAGGGCGAATGAATAGGTTTGCCTTTCTGATCATGGGGAAGACTTCGCATACGATAGCGGGAGGAATCCTCCATTTCGCACGGTGGAGTGTAAGAGTGGTGAAGTATCAAGGCTTGCCTGGATACTCAGTGTATCTGAAGGCCTGCCTGATCCTACTGCAGAATGCAGTGGTAGGTCGGAAGATGCATGGTAGGGAAGTAGGGGTTGCGGTATCCGTGACTTCTTCTGGTTTTCCGCGAGTGATTCCAGCTGCTCATCGCCGCTCCATTAGGCGGGGAGAAACGGGGTTCTTCCGCCTATGGACTAGTCTATTCTCCTTGTATCGGATTGTAGACTGGAAGGCGAAGGCCAGCTTGGACTCCATCCTTGAGCCATTTTCGGGCTCAGAGGTGGCGGTTGCCAAGTTTGAAGGGTGGATCCAGAATCAGTTTATCCTTCTGCTGAGGGATAGATTGCCGTTCCTTTTCGATAAGGAGTTCGAAAAGGCACGAGAAAAAGGGTTCATTTCGTACTTCAAAGGTAATTTCATAGCTATTTTAAAGTCAGGTCCCAACTCGGTACAGGGCTGCGTCCAAATGAATAATTTGGAAAAAGACGCGATATCGCTGTCTCGCAGTGACCTGTGGTCCCCCTTTATCAAGTTCTCGGACTACCTCGATTTCCGTTGGTTGATACCCGCGGTTATCGGGGCGTCCCGAGATGACCCCTCTCAAAAGGATTGGGGCGGGGATCCGAGAAAGGACCCTACCAGAGGACCAATTGGTTCTCTGTCTTTAAAGTATGAACCAGGGAAGGTGCGTATATTTGCGATGATCGATTACTGGTCTCAAGTGGCACTGAAACCCTTTCATGACTTTTTGTTAAAAGTCCTGAGAGGCCTCAATCGCGGGGACGTTCGATTGGACGGGACTTTCAATCAGGAAGAAACGGTAGAGTACCTTCGGTCTCTATCGTCTCCTGGTCGGAAGTTTTGGTCGTTCGATTTGTCTTCTGCGACTGATAGGTTTCCACGTTGAGTTCAGCGGTCGCTCATACAAGCGTTGTTCAATGAAGAATTAGGTTCCTTATGGGAGACTTTGATGACTGGTCGTGACTTTGTCCTTCCAGTCTTAAAAGACGGGCGCGCGAAGGGGAAGTACGGGATGTACTTCTCGGGAAACAACCCCGTGTCAAAGGTCCGATATGCTGTCGGACAGCCTATGGGAGCTTATTCTTCATGGGCAGCGTTCTCGCTTTCCCACCACGCGCTTATCCAATATTGTGCGTATTTAGAGGGCCATAAGGGCTGGTTTGAGGGTTATGGTATTTTGGGGGATGATATCGTCATAGGGGACGGTAAAGTCGCCAGACGTTATGAGTATATGTGTCGGAAGTTAGGTGTTTCACTAAGCCTAGCTAAGTCGCTACCAGGGGTACGGGGGTCCTTTGAGTTTGCGAAGCGGTTCGTCCTACGGGGGGCCGATGTTACGCCTCTTTCCTACCGTGAGTTTGCGATTTCGAATCGCTCTCTAACGTGTATGATGGAGTGCGTAAGTCGATGCGCTCCTTTAGGTCCGATCCGCCTGGCGTCAGTACTCAGAGCGCTAGGATTCGGTTACCGGTCCACTGCTCGCCTCACTCAGAGGTTGATCAATGTGCCGGGACGGAAGCTTAGAAATACCATGCTCGCTCTCCTACACCCGTGTTCGCCTTTTGGGGCGAAGCACTGGGACGCTTGGTTTGGGGCTACCACAGCGGTGGAGCCTCAAGCTGTAGCCTTTGAGGCTACAGAAAGCGTGACTAAATCTGTAGTCGACTTTTACAAGTCTCAGCTAGCACGGGAGTTAGCCCGATTCGCCGAATTGAAAGATTGGGTGATGAAGGTTAATTATCCGCGTTGGTTTGAGATTATGAACGCTATGCAGAACGATGTATTTCGTCCTGCAGACGTGTTCTGGGTCGTCCGTGGTGCGATTAGTGTAAGTGCCATGATGCAGATGAAAGAGGTAGAAGAGTGGGTCGCTCAACCAGTAGAGGGGACGCTTTCTGAGGTCTATGCCTCTTATCGGGACTATTACGCAAGGCTTCAAGCCTTGCGCCCGGTAAGGGACATATTGGCCCGCCCGAAGGCTAAGGATCCGCATTTCATGTTCAAAGAACTTGACATGTGGTATCGTTGCCAGCGGGTGGCTCGGAAAGCTACCACTAGGTCTCAAACGAGTAGTCAGTAACAGCGATCCTGAAGAACGCTGCTTGTTTGTGATGGTAGTTAAAACTCACGAGTGGAACAATTCCGTGTTCGTGTGTTCTTCCTCAACCAAAGACATAGAGATATGATCGGAGGTCAAAATTTTAGTGGTGATCTAACACCTACGGTCGGGCCAAGTAAGGTGAAGAAATTCGCCTGGGGAGGCTCGATTAGTCCCCTGAGTATCGTTCGATATGTAAGTCGTAAGCTCGCAGGATGTCGCCTGCGTAATGAAGGC